TTATTTAGTTTTAATTCTTAGAGCCTTTGTCATGTCCTTATTTACATCACGCTGCATAGTTGGCGTTACATGCCCGTAAGTATCTCCTGTTGTCTTTATGCTTGCATGTGCTGCCCTTGTTTGAGCATGTTTTAAACTCCAACCTCTTTTTAGCATAATAGTTATACATGTATGCCGCAAATCGTGAAATCGTATTTCAGGAACCCCGGATCGATCTATTATTTTCTTGTAATGCTCGTCCAAAGTTCGCTCTTTAACTGGATTACCATTAAATGAAGCAAACACTAATTGATTATTGCTATAACCTTCCCCATATTTCAACTTTTCAGCTGCTCTGTCCGCAAATTCCCGTTTAAAAAACGGAATCATCCATTCTTCAAGTTCTAGCAGCTGCTCACTTTCATCTGTTTTTGTATCTTTAAATTGTGCCGAATAACCTGAGTTTCTGACAGATCTCCATACCATCATTGTAAGGTTGTCTAAATCAACATCCGGAATTCTAATTCCTCTAAGTTCTCCCTTTCGTTTACTATAAAATATCGCCAGAAGAAATAGAAAATAAAATCGGTCATAAAAAGCAACATCAAGGAAACGAGCTGCCTGTTCTTCGGTCCAAGTCTTTGCCTTATACTTGGGAACATAAGGGAATTCAGCGTATTGGGCCGGATTATATTTTAATACCCGAAGTTTACAGGCATAAACGAAAGCAGCTTTAATTGCTATAATATGATTTTTAACCGTTTTGGGAGATAAATTTAACGGTTTACCGTCTTTATCTTTTTTCCCATCGAGCCGCGGTGAGTTTAATTTTCTTATCTTATAATCCTCAATGTGTTGTAGTTCTACTTTGGTCAAAATGACCCTGGCTATTGAATCATTTTTTATATGCTTAGTCACAATCATTTGGTATTCTTTATAAGTACCATCACTATCATTAGCCTTGACGGCCGGCAGCCACCGAGTAACCAGGAATTCATAAAAAGTTATTTTTGATGGGTCAATGTATTCTCCCCGGGTTAGGTCAGCAATAATTTCATGAATTCGATTGTCAGCTTCGTCTCCAGTTCCGTGAAAAGTTTCGGGAATATATTTTTTCTTTCCAGTCTCAGGGTCTACCCCGTCATAAATTCTGATTAACCATGAATTTTCCCCACGTTTAGTTTTGGAGCCTTTCATAAAAATATCACCTTCTTTAACTTGCATTTACAAAATTAAAATTATTTTCGGACAAAGAGCCAACCAGTACCTTGACAGGCTTCACATTTTATAGAAGCCTCCATTCCATTTCCACCACAAATGGTGCATTTGATCCAATCGTTTATTCCGATAGTACTGCCAAACCAACCTTTGCAACGTTTGCCATCATAAATTTGGTTACATCTTTGGTCAAGTAAACGTTCATCGCATACGTATTTTCCGCATATGGTACATACCGCCACTGGGGGTAGCTTGTTTGAATTTTCCATTAAACATCACCTTCTATTCAAACTTGACTTTCGAATTAATGATTTAACAAGTTTATTTTAGAAAGGTAGATCATCTAGATTAATCCCTTCTAAATCATTTTCGCTGTTTCCATTTTCATTTTCTGACACCACTCCGGCCGCAATCTGCTGCCCCGATTCCAATATTTCCTTCCAAGTCTCTAGTAATCCATTTGCTAATAAAAAAGTTTCGGACCCACAGAGCTCACAATACCGAGCGTCTCCAGAAGCTGGGGCTCCACAATAGTCTCGGAAAGAATCTGAATTATCTTCGTATTTACAAAAATTATATAAATATAAGCCGCACATCTTACAAAATTTTGCCCCCGCTGAGAAGTAAGTATTTCCGCACTGGGGACATTCGAGAAATCTTCCATTATCATCAGTTCTAACATATAAATTTTTTTTCTTCAATAAATTCACCTCTGGATATTTTTGATAGTTGAGCATTACAGGTAAAAAATTTATATTCGAGCACATTGGAATTCGTTTTAAAAATGGAGCGAATTTGTATTCAAATTGCTGTCTAATATCAGATTGTTTTTCGGAATATTTGAACTTAGATAACGTTTTTGCGCGTTTAGATGCTGCTTCATCGGAGATTATACATATTTTTTTTATTAAATCAGCTTTTAATTTCCCTAAATTATTTATTATAAATGTTGGAGCCAATAATTCTGCGGCAAAAGTATGGGCTTCAATTTCTAATATACTATATTTCTTTCCATCAAGACCGCCTCTTAATAAAGCAGTTTCATCAAATTCAAAATGTCCAAGTACTATATGTCCAATCTCGTGGGCTAATGTCCACCGTATTCGATTTATTGAAAAGTTTCCATTATATATCGTAACATAAAAACCTTGTTCTGCTTCAAAATATGTTATTGCATCAATATCTTGGTCAAGTATTCTTTGAGCTAGTTTATTGCTTTTTCTATATTTGAGCATACTTTTACAATTACTTAGAACCCAGTTATCATTAGTTTTATAAAATATAGCCGGATTTATAGGAAGATAACAAACATTAGATTGCAAAAGAAAATTTTGGGCTAATCGTACCGATCTGAACCAATTAGGCCCAGTTGGCATGGGCTTTGGCAAGACTTAGTTCTCCTTTTTAAGCTTATTTTTCTTTTGTTGAATTAAAAAATCTAAAGCATCCGCGACATCATCTATATCATCCTCGGGTAAATCTTCTGCTCTAGCAATTGCTTTTATCAGTCTTTGATTTTTTGGTAACTTATCTACGACATCTTCTTTCTCTAAACCAGATGAATTAACCATTTCATTTTCACCAAGTAGCTCTAAAGAAGATCGCCTATATTTGATTTTATCGCGTAAATAATGTAAATGTCTTTCCGCGTCGATATACCTTTCATTATTTATCATAAGCATTTTCTCTTTTTCTTGATCGGGTTTTTCTAATAAGTCTTCCTCTAATTTTCTCCCTTCAACTCTTAATTCTTCCGACAGTCGAATTAACATCTCATATTCATGTTCCATTTTTTCTAATTCTTCATCATCAAAAAAATCTAATGCTACATTGCAGGCGTCTGCAATTTTACTTAATAGGACATAGTTTGGATATTTTCTCCCCGCTTCAATATCCCCCAAATAACTTCTTGAAATTCCTATATCATCAGCCAAATTTGCTTGAGTATATTTATTTCCAATACTAGTTGCCTTGACTTCTCTAGCTGCTTTTACCTTTTCTCCTAAGTCTTTTTTTGATAAAACCATTGCAATAATCACCTCTCTCATTGATATTTTACGCCATTGGCGTCAATGTGTCAATAAGAATTAAAGAATAGGACAATTAAAGACGCTAATAAACCACATTGACGAAAAATGACTCTTAATGGCGTCAAAAATTATTTGTTTAATAATTATTCTATGTTACAATAGAATAAAATGACGCCAATGAGAGACAAAAAGGAGTGAATTCTATGGATATCAATTCTTTGATTCAAAATATGCCATGGAATGAAAGAATGGAAGTTTTAAGAGCAGTAAAGAAATGGTCGCAGGACGTAGCAGCAGAGCATTGCGGAACAACCAAGAAAAATTATTGGCTTTGGGCTTCTGGAAGAAGTTATCCCCGGCGTAACAGCAGGAGAGCCATAGCTATGGCATTTGGTATTCCGGAATCCGAGATCTTCGGGAGGGGTTAAAATGAACAATCTAATCATCCAAGGCAAAACAATCGTATGTGGGATCGAAGTCCCAAAAATCGCCGGGGGATTTGGCCCAGATAAACCGGCTATGTTGGCTAAAACAATAGCTGAATTACATAATATGAAACCAATGCATGTGAATGAAGCAATTAACAATCACAGAGCAAAATTCCGGGATGATATTGATGTTATTGATATCAAGGGAACCAAATTGGTTATCGATTTGGTCGATAGCCAGATTATAACCAAAGATGCGGTTAACGCTTCAAAAAACATCTATGTTCTCTCCCGAATCGGCTATGGTAAACTCCTCAAAATCTTTAATGATGATCAAGCCTGGGACAAGTACGAACAAATCTTGGATGAATACTTTGAGATGAAGGAAACTCAATTCCCGGTACCCCGTAACTTCGCAGAAGCTTTGCGAATTGCTGCCGATCAGTGGGAACAAAATGAATCATTAAAATTGAAAAACGCCCACCAACAAAAAGAGATCGACCACAAACAAGATGTCATTATTGGCCTCGTAGATGAAATTGACCTTGCCAGTAAACGCCAGGTTCTCAATCGGGTTGTCCGCTATAAAGGTGCCAATTATGTAGAACGCTGGGCAGAGTTGTATCGGCAGTTTGAAATGAAATACCACATTGATTTATCTCGGAGACTCGAAGCCTATAATACGAGCAATAAACCAAGACTAAAAAACAAGCTTGATTATATTGATCGTGTGATGAATAAGGTCCCGGAGCTTTACGAAATAGCCTGCAAGCTATATGAAAATGATGTGAAAGAATTAGTGAGCCAGCTTTATGGGTTGAATTAACCCCTAATCATAAGGGGTGAGACTTTAAATAAGAGGCATACATACTTTTGAAATCTTTAAATGCGTGACTTATTCCGTGACGATGTAACTGTGTTTCGATGTAATTAAAAATTTGCTCCTTATCGTTGGTTTCCGGAAAATTTTTATCCCGAAGGATATCGCGGGCAAGATCGCCTTTTATAGTATCTTCATCTTTGTATTTAGCAATCCATTCTTTAAAGTTTTGCATAGTAATCAACTCCTTTAGATATTTTATTCGCCGGGAGGAAACAAATTCCTGTAAGGAGGTTTATCAAATGAAAGACCCGGTTTTAAAAATCTATCATGCTATAGAGCATTATAAAAATATTGGCAAAAGTGACGAATGGATACAATCGCGGATTATTGGTTGTTTAGCGCATTATAACCTTTTTGCAACAATTCAAAAGCATACTGGAGATTGCGCCGATATGTCGGTATTACAAATTGTCAAGGAAACCGGTGATTATTAAGAAATGGAGGATCGACATGGGCAAAGTTGTTAGTTTAGTTAAAAAGGAGCCGGTCGAAGATCTGATCCTTGGTGTTTATGAAGCTATTGAAGAATATAAAAAGCAGGGCAAAACAAACGGATGGATTCATGCTCATATTGCCGGATGCCTAAGTTATTACAATCAGATTTTTGAAGTACATTCTATGCTCGACCTCCCAGAAAATAAAGGATTAACGGTATACCAGATGATCGAAAAAAGCGGCGATTATTAATACCAACATTGGAAAAGCCAGAAGATGAAAGATAGGGGTTGATTCCATGTCTAAAAAACCACGTCAATATCAAGATTTCCCTGAAGTTTTAAAGCCGGCTGAGGCTGCCGCTTTGGTTGGAGTATCTAAGCCAAAGTTTATGCCTTGGTTGGTTAGCGGTAAAACGCCGTTTGGCCCAATTTTAGAGGATGTCCATTATTACAAAGTGTCGGATGAATATCGGATAATTAAGGACAAGCTTTGTGAGTTATTTGGGATTCTCCCAAAGGGTAAGGATGGAATTCCGGAGGGAGGTGCCAAGGCTAGCTAATGAGTATCATTTCCGCAAAAAAACGCCACGGAGCCACCCGAAGCGCAGATGAAAAAACATCCAATCAAATTATATCACATATTCGGAAATGGAGGTAAAAAACTATGAATAATACTGACTTGCTTTATGCTTATTTAAAAAGAACTGCAGAGCGAAGAGGCATTATTGTTGATGATAGTTATATTGTCCCTTCGGATAAAGATTTAGCACTTAAAAAAAGTCTTTATATGTTAATACTTCCGGGAGATCCGAAAGAGTCATTTTATCGCATTATACTCTTGAATCCCGAATTAAGCATTGAAAATAAAATTCAATCTTTAGCCATCAATCTCGGCTGTTTCATGCTGAAAACTTCAAAGCCTAACCCTAATTTAAAAAATCTTCGCATTATCAATAACAATGGTGATCGTGCTGAGATTTGGTGTGAAGAATTAAAGGGCGTTAGGGATGAGTGGCCGGATCGTTTTGGCAAGCGATTAATAGCGTTGTTAGATTCAAAATTTAACACTCTTAGCGCTTGTATATAAATCAAATTATGAAAGGGTGATCCCGGATGATAAAAGGTCATGATTCCAAATTTGATAAAGCTTTTTTGAATTTTATTATGCATCGGCTCGATGATCGCATATTTGGCGCGAATACGCCTGATGTTAAAGAGGCTTTGGAAGAATATCACAAAGAATTTGATAAGATAAATAGCCTCCTTAGTTTTGAGGTGATTTCTCAATTTGAAAGCTCCGAAACAAATTTACGCAATAGGCAAATGGAATACGCTTATCGCCTCGGAATATCTGATGCAATAAAATTCGGAAACTTTGATTCTCCAAGTATCACTAATAATAATTTATTTAATGCATACCCAGTAACGTCAGCACAACTTTCTAGGGAAATACAGGAAGTATTCAATGATGAGGTATTAAATGCAATTTCTGATTATGATTTGCCTCCCGAAGATATTCTGGCCCTAATGATGGGAGCGGTCAAAGAATATGCAGCGGGGTATGAATCCAGGCACGGGAGCGACAAAAACAATCAAGAGGGGGTAATTTAGACTATGGAAAATCCGACATTCTTACAGGCTTTAAGGGGATTTTTAAGAGATAGAATTATAAGTCCAATACCTCTTGAAATTGAAGCCCCTCAATTAGCTGAATACAATCAAGAGATTGATATTCTTGAAACGCAATTAAAGAATTGTTTATCAGCGACGGAACAGGAAGTTCTGATAAATTATTCAAATGCTAATACCGCTTTGTATACTGAAGCTATCGAATACGCTTATCGTAAGGGTTTTAAAGAAGGAGTGCAGCTCATAACCAATATCCAAACAATGGATTAATCTGTCAAGAAATTGACTTCGGAGGTCTCTATGTCTATTGAATGGACTGAAGTAAATAAACATAATCCTTGCCCAATTTGTGGCCGTAGTACATGGTGTTCTATATCCACAGATCATAATCATGTTTGTTGCCGCCGTGGTGATGGGAGTGGACTCGAAAAAACCGACAAAAGCGGCGGCATATTTTGGTATTACTATCTTGGCGAAGAATCTCCAGAGCGCCGGGGTGATGACGAAATCATCCTTCCTCCGGATCGGAGCGATAGTAAACGAGCTGACCTGGATACATTGAACCAGGTTTATTCTTCTTTGCTCAATGAATTAACCTTATCCACGGAACACCGGGAAAATTTACATGGCCGGGGGCTTTCAGATGATGAAATTAACCGGCATGGTTATAAAAGTTTACCATTACAGGGGCGGAGCAGACTAGCAAAAACATTAAAAAGTAAATTCAGCACTGATACCCTTTTTCATGTTCCCGGATTCTTTCAAAAAGAAGAACGAGGAAAACCATGGGTCACCATAGCCGGTTCTCCCGGAATCTTGATACCGGTTCGTGATTGTCAAGGAAGGATCATTGGCTTGAAAATCCGAGTTGATTCTCCGAAGGAGCCGGACCAAAAATATATTTGGCTATCTTCATCCGGCAAGCCCGGGGGGACGGGACAAGCTAACCTTTTACATATTCCTTTATTCAATGGCGATAAATCCGAAATTTTAAGACTTACTGAAGGAGAATTAAAAGCCGACATTGCTACCGCATTGAGTGGAATTTTAACTTTATCATTGCCGGGTGTCGGCTCCTGGCGGTTGGCTCTTTCCACTATCAAAGAATTGGGAGTTGAAAAGGTGTTTGTGGCGCTTGATGCCGATGCCCACAACAATAGAAATGTTGCCAATCACCTATTAAACCTTTTTATCGAACTTTTAAATCCTGATAATGAGCTCTCTCTGAAATCAGTATGTTTGGAAATATGGGATACCTCATTTAAGGGAATCGACGATGTCCTGGCGGCGAGAAAAGGTACGCAGACCATTGAAGGGGAAGCGGCATTGGGTATTGTGCAGGGATTCTTAAAAGAGGCTATTGCGAATGACCCTCTCCCTACCCAATCTCCCAAATATGCTTTAATGTCAGATAGTTTGACTAATTGCCCTGATGATATTAAACAGCATCGTAAACCACCGTTTTGGAACATCGATGAAAAAGAAGGCATTTGGCGCTATTCAGACAAAGAAGGAACTGTTTACGCTTGCCCGGTCCCGGTTGGCTTATCTCGTCGATTAATAAATGCAGATACGGGGACGGAAAAAACTGAAATTGTTTTTTTGCGGGATGGTGTTTGGAAAAGATTAATCTGCAATAATTCACAGTTATTTAGTAATCAAAGCTGTGTAAGCCTGGCTGATATGGGTCTCCCTATTTCCGGTTCTAATGCGCGGGAATTTGTTAAATATCTTACTCAATACCAGGGAGTTAATCTCAATTCCATACAATCGGCGCGCTCAATTGGCAGAATGGGATGGCTAGATGATAATCTCTTTGTACCGTTTTATGCTGATGAAATAGTAAGCGATATTACCGAATTCAATCCATATGCGTCCGGATATTATTCCCATGGAACAGAGGAAGAATGGGTAAAAATGGCCTTAAAAGTTCGCCAGGAATTCCCTTTAGCTCGTTTAACCATGTCGGCCTCTTTTGCAGCGCCACTTTTAAAACTTCTCAATCAAAGAGTTTTCATTATTCATAACTGGGGACCGACTAGAGGCGGAAAAACATCGGCCATTAAAATGGCTCTATCTGCATGGGGCAATCCGGAAGATTTAATGCTGAACTTTAATAGTACGAAGGTTGCAATAGAAAAAACGGCGGGATTCTTCACCGATCTTCCCTTGGGTATCGATGAACGCCAAGCAGTTGGCGACCATCAGGGATTTATTGAAGGGATTGTATATTTATTAGGGCTTGGTAAAGGGAAGGCTCGGGGTTCGAAAAATGGAGGATTACAATATACGGCAACTTGGAGAAGCATCGTATTAACATCAGGAGAAGAGCCTCTAGCAAATGAATCATCAACATCAGGAATACAAACCAGAGTTTTGGAGATTTACGGTAAACCCATTTCTGATGAAGTATTCGCCCGAAAATTACATGCTTTCTCCGGCCAACATTTTGGATTCGCCGGCCCCTTATTTGTTAAAAAGCTTATTCAAACCGATAAGGCTTGGTTATCGCGTATGTATGAAAGCTTAATCGATAATCTAAATAAACGACATGCGACTAAAATTGGTTCACATTTAACCGCCTTGGCTTGTGTGGCGGTCGCCGATCTGCTTGCTTCGCAATGGATATTTAATATTCCGGATAACCAGGCGGCGGAGGAAAGTATTAAGCTGATTGAAGCTATTTTTAATGAGTTAGAAACTGCGGCCAGCGTCGATGATGCAAATCGGGCATATGAATATCTTGAATCGTTCTTTAATTCAAATATTGAACGCTTTAAAACGGGTTTTAGCAACGGTTCTAAATATGGGTTCTATGATGTAAATGCGATTTATTTATATCCCACTTCATTTCAAGAAATTATGGAGCTGGGCGGATTCAATTTGAAACGCATCATAAATGATTGGAAAAACCTCGGATGGATTATTACCGAGACTCGAACTAATGAAAAATGGCCACGGATTAAGATAAGAAAAGCTGACCCTTATAATAGTGGCGCTATGTCTACTTTTTATGCAATAAAAAAAGGTGTGTTATAGGAAGCGCGGTTTTATGTTTAATAGAACCGTACAGTACCGTACAATAACCGTACAGTTAAAAAACCGCGTCGTTACAGGGATTATATATATAACTGTACGGTACTGTACAGTATGTACAGTAAATATATACCTCGCTACGCGCGCGTTGAGTTTAGAGTTTTATGATCACGATCATGATCGTAAAAAAAATAGTATGTGTATCAAAAATTACCGTACAGTTGTACAGCAAGAACCAAAACCACTGATATATATGACTTTGATGTACTTTTAACACCGTACAGCACTGTCCAGTAAAACCGTACAGTAAGAAAGGAAAAAAGGCAATGAGCAACGGAAAAGGGCCAAAAGCTAAAGATAATTTATATCGAATCACCGGCGAAACCGATTTTGAATTTGCATGCAAGGGTTGGGAGCTTGAAGATATTATAAAAGCGGATGATAACACAAATATTAAAAATAACTGCACTATATGCGGCCAAACTCATTTAAATGATAATTATCTGATTCGATATCTTAAAAATGGGGCGACCGCTAATGTAGGCAGTAAATGCATTAAACGATTTGTGAAATTTAAAGATATAGGCAGCCAGGAAGATTCCAATCGATATTTCGAAAAGAAAAAGAAAGAAATTAATGACATCAAGAGTATCCGTGAATTACTTTTGGAAGTTTTAATGGACAAGCCGCAATCACGGCATGTTTTAAAATTCCGCACTGTTTGCGCCAATCTTTTAGGTATTAAATCAAATGAATTTAAAGGGCTTTATATGTCGGATCAATGGTTTAAATTACTGACGATATTAAACAAAAACTATCAATTGAATGAGAAACAGGAGCATCGAGTTAAATTGATCTTATTTAATCCAAGAGACATTGAAGCAATTAAGGAAAAATCCCGAATTGATAAACCAATTTACAACGGTAAAATACGGCATCGAGTTGCAACCACATTGAGCAAATCGGAAGCATATAAAATCAATACAACTATGGAGGCCGAAAATGAGACAAACATTACCTAAAAGTAAAGTTAAAAATCCTTGGCCTAAAGAAAAACGCTGGGCGGCTCGAAAGGTCATAGAATGGGACCTCTTCACGTATGAATCAGTAAAAAAGAACATTGAAAAAGTCATGGAGGAAATAGAAGATATGGCCGCTCCTTCTGCTACCGATATTCGGGAAAACATATATACCCAATCAAAGCAAGTCCAATTTAATGGCGGTTTCAATACTTCAATTATTATCGGCAAACCTATACACGGGTCCGGTGATCCGACAGCGGATAAAGCCGAAACCATAAGAAAATACCGGCAAATAATGTTAGGTAATACTGAATATAAAGAATCAGTGAGACGGATAAACGCAATAGAAGAAGTCTTGGAAATTCTGGATAAATCGGCGATACAAGATAATAATTTACGGGCCACTTTGATACGAGAATATTATTTCAAACAAAATAAAACCCTTGGCGCTATTGCAGATGAATTACATATATGCGAAAGAACTGCCCGACGTTGGAGAAACAAAACTATCTATGAAATAGCGAAACGACTGGGTTTTGTGATATAAATTGTAGGTGTCCGAAATGTGTCCGTTTTTACCCTTATAAATATGATAAAATTTCATTGTGGAATTAAGTATTTAATAGTTCTTCAAAAAGCTCCAGGCCAACCCTGGGGCTTTATAATTTCAGTTAAAGGTGAATTGATATGAGACCAATAATTTGGCTATGGCAAACCGGTAAACTATTTCCAACGATTCTTATTATCTTAGATATTTGTGCAGCCATAGGATATATTCCGACAGGTGACTGGCGGAAGATAATATATTGGCTGGCAGCTGGTATTTTATCTGTAATGGTGACATTTTGAAAGAGGATAAAGGCGATCAATGACATGAAAGTATTATTGATTCCTGAGAAAATTGTAGTTGAAGGGTATTTAATGTTGAGTAGTTTGGAACTTCTTTTAATTAAATATCCTGATGAATTAGTGAAACAAAAGGGAACTCGATGGGATTCCCGAAGATTGGGGAATTATGAAATTATCCAGGAGGAGCAATGAGTGAAGCATTTATAAATTGGGCCAATGATTTTATGCCATGGTTTAAAACAGTTAAGGAAGATATGGCCGAAGGAATCGGCGAAGATTTAGCCCAAATGAAAGATAGGCAAATAAAATATAGTTCCTATTTATCTCGTTTAACTGAACCCTTGGCAACCGCAGAAGGGTTTTATTTATCCGCTTTGGCCGATGAAATGACTAAACTAAAAGAGGCAGGGTTTTCGCCTATGCTTATTGGTAGAGTGGCGGAGGGCCGGGTAAAAAATGAAGCTATTTTATTGCGCCAAATTAAGCAAACTGTTAATACCCTTGATACGCTTTTGATTACAATAGCAAGTCGATTGAAACATGAAAAACCGTTGAATCCGTTTTAATTAATGAGTGGGAGAGTGTTTATTTACTTTTTATGTTTCGTAGGGTCGGTTATTTTAATTTTCTGGCCGGGCTCTGGAGTTGGCGGAACAGTTTTGCCTTTTACCAAAGTAACTTCACTATTATTAGTTTTCCCACCACGGGGACCTACAATCTTACCTTGACCAGAATCTGGCGATTTTTGGCCAGGAGAAAGTAATTTTTTATTCGCCATATATCATCACCTCGAAATTATAGAATTCTCCCACTCGATTCAATTATAGGTCTTATTACGATAAATAGAAACATAATATTTTGGAGAATACTTCCGTAAAAATTATATGGTTTCCATTAAACATATCATCCAAAAATGTCTGCTAAATATGTAATTTTAGAGATTTTTTTTGAATTTACTATATCAAAAAACATTTGATCTATGTCAAAGAATAATTCTAGGATTATTTTAATATGGTCAAAATCAATATGTTTCCCTTGTACAAATTTATATGTTTTTCCTTTATATTTAACTTCTTGATTACCACGGGGTGAGAAATAAAAACTTCTATTATGAATACAATTTCTTATAAGGGCTAAAAGTATTAATAAACTAGCATAATCTTCATTAATATCAAGATTTGGGATTAGATAATTCCATATTTCTGTTATACTTCCGGTGCCATCGAGTATAACCCCCTTTTTGTTTTTAATTTTTAAAGGGCGAATAAAGATTCTAATACTGCTTTCAATTGTAGAAAAGAACACATGAAAGAAACCAAATGTTATATATCGTGAGAAATGTCCATGAAAGGCTTGGAGGTCATCACGGCTGACAACCTGATTAGGTGCTAATGAAGGGAGTAAGATATTATTAAAATTATTTATTTCTACTAACATGCCCAAAGCATAATATAAGTCAACTTTATAGGCGGATAATGTTTCTAGACTTTTTGTAAATACACGAATGCGTATATCGTCATCTTTCCAATCGGGGAAAGATTTTTTTATTAAATTTAAGTGACTTGTCATGCTTCGTGCAAGTTTCTCTAAAAGAATAATAACTTCATCATCTTTGATTTTGGATATATAGAACTTTAGGTCTAAATATTCAATTTTATCAAGTAATGGATTCATTAATATTACATCTCCTAATAGCGTATTTAAGAATTATCATAAAAACATTTGACATAAATATATAAATTCCTATATGGGTAGGTTCTTCCGTGAAACAGCAGCTTGCGGAGTCGAATCGACCCCAAACTCTTTCTAGGCATAAAAATTTTTTTATCGACTTCCTTCCCGGAGGTTTGAAAATGGACCAATATATAACAGCCAAAGATCTTGGTAAAATCATTGGCATTTCTGAACGTAGGGTCAATCAGATAGTTACCGAAAAGCATACCTTCGATAGAGAGTTAAACGGGAAGTTTGATGTTGCAAAATGCGTTGAGGCTTATTATCATGATCTTTTTCATACAGGTTTAGATCTTGATCGCGAGAGAGCTTTGCATGAAATAGTTAAGCGGGAAAAGACTGAACTATTAGTTGCTAAAATGAAGGGCGAACTACATGAAGCAGCCGATGTTGAAAAAGCCTTAACTGATATGGTTATAACATTCCGGAATAAAATACTGGGTATTCCTTCAAAGGTCGCTCCTCTTTTGGTTGGTCAAAAAAATATCGGCAAGATACGTGAAATTATAGATAAAGAGGTAAGAGAGGCACTGACAGAGTTGTCGGATTATGACGCGGCAATGTTTTCTGGCGACGGAATTGAGGTCGAAGAAGATGAACCGGAAAACAATCAAGTTATTCAATCGGATAGCTAAAAATATTAGCCCACCTCCTGCCTTAACGGTTAGCGAGTGGGCTGATTTATATCGTAAATTATCATCGGAAACTTCGGCAGAACCTGGTCAATGGCATACCGACCGCGCTCCATACCAACGGGAAATGATGGACGCGGTAAATGATCCGGAGATCGAAGAGGTCGTTTTCAAAACTTCCTCCCAGGTTGGTAAGTCCGAAATCGTCAATAATATTGCTGGTTATTTTATTGACAACGATCCTTGTCCGATATTGATGATCCAGCCGACAATTGAAATGGCGGAGGATTATTCCAAGCGGCGACTTGCGCCGATGTTCAAGGATACTGAGGTATTAACCAAAAAAGTAGCCGATAGTAAGACGCGGGATACTAACAATACTATTCTGATGAAACAGTTTCCCGGTGGCTCTCTGGCTCTGGCCGGGGCAAACAGTCCTGCCGGTCTTGCTAGTAGAAATATCCGGATAATATTAGCGGATGAGATTGATCGTTTTCCTCCCTCTGCCGGGACCGAAGGCGATCCGCTCCTTATTGTTGAAAAGCGGACAATCACCTTCTGGAATAAAAAGAAAATATATACTTCAACCCCGACAATTAAAGGGGCGTCCCGGATAGACACTGAATATGAAAAAGGAACCCAAGAAAGATGGCGCTTAGAATGTCCGCATTGCGGGCATTTTGCTTTTATTAATATCCATGGAATTAAGTTTGAGTATGAAAAAGATGAGAAAGGAAATTACAGCGTTTGGGACATTACTTTTCAATGTCCTGCTTGTCTTGAAAAGTTTGATGAATATACCTGGAAAGTCCAACCGGGCGAATGGATTCCTGATAATCCGGGAGCAAGAGGTATTCGCAGTTTTCACTTAAATGCTTTTGTATCGCCATGGGTTCATTGGGAAAGCATTATTATTGAATGGCTTCAAGTCAAAAACGATCCGGAAAAGTATAAAGTATTTAAAAATACTATGCTCGGTGAGAGTTGGGAAGAAAATATCAGCGATGATGAATATAATTTCCTGCTCGAACGTCGGGAAGAATATTCCGCCGATTTGCCGGATGGGGTGTTAATTTTAACTTGTGGTGTTGATACCCAAGATGATCGCCTTGAGTACGAAATAGTTGGCTGGGGCCGGGGCGAACAATCATGGGGGGTTAAATATGGCATAATATTGGGTAAACCCGACCAAGAAAAGGTTTGGAATGATTTGAGTGATATTTTGGGCGCTACTTATCATTTTAAATCTGAAATTGGTCTTAAAATTGCCTGTACTTTCGTTGATTCCGGTGGACATCATACCAGCGATGTTTATAAATTCTGCCGGAAGAATGAGCATAGAAAAGTATTTGCAATTCGCGGTATGCCAAAGCCTGGACTCCCCATAATTTACAGTAAGAACCGCAGCAAAAACGAAAACTGTCTTTATTTTAACCTTGGAGTTGATGGCGGCAAAGCAAGAATTCTTTCCCGGTTACAAATAAAACAGTCGGGAGATGGGTATTGCCATTTCCCGCTTGACGAAAAGCGCGGTTATGACCAAATTTATTTCAAAGGACTGCTTTCCGAACATCAAGTAACTGAAAAAAATGGTGGAAAGTTAAAGCTTGTATGGAAAAAACGAACAACCGATATCCGAAATGAGCCGCTCGACGTGAGAAATTACGCACAAGCGGCCTTTTATTTGCTCCCAGAGAGCTGGCTAGATGTGTTTGAAAAGCAATTAACAGATGGTCAAAAGAACCAGGAAACAACAAATCCGGCTCCAAAACAACCCCAAAAACGGCGCGGAGTAATCAAAAAAGGCGTCGATTTTTAATTTTATAAGGGAAATTTGGTGATAAAATGACTACCTCAGAACGTTTAGTACAGGCAAAGACTAGATTAGACGCCTATTATGAGGCAGAATTAGCCGTTTTAAGCGGCCAAATGTATAAAATAGGCACTCGACAGTTACAAAGGGCCGATATTGCAGAAATAAGGGCAGCAATTAAGGAACTTGAAATTTTAGTGTCACAACTTGAATCGATGGCAGCCGGCAATGGTCCGCGAAGAGCATATAGAATTACACCAAGGGATCTGTGAGGTGACAAACTTTGGATATTGAAAACAGAGCCAGGATGGCGGAAGCAAAAGCCGCTCAAATGCAAGCAAGAGCAAGGGTAGCTGAAGCCAATGCAAAAATAGAGCTGGCAAAATCCTCTCGCCAAATTTTACGGACGGTAAAAAATTCGGGGTATTCAGAGAGCGGCGCTAGTCGGATTAAAAAATCAATGAGAGGATGGACCGCACAGAGCCGGACACCCCAAGAGGATATTGATTTTAATCTGCATACATTGCGACAAAGGTCCCGCGATTTATACATGGGATCACCGTTGGCCCGGTCGGCCATCCAGACCAATAGGACTAATGTTGTTGGGTCCGGGTTAAAACTTAAAAGCCGGATTAATTTTAAATACCTTGGCATTACGCAAGACCAGGCCGATGAATGGGAGATGAATACTGAACGGGAATTTGGAGTTTGGGCGGATTCGATCTGGTGTGATTCGCTCAGGCTGAATAATTTTTATGAGCTGCAACAAATTGCGCTTATTTCCTGGCTTATGAATGGCGAAGGATTTACGTTAATAAAAAACGCCGACCTAAAACCATGGATGCCCTATAGCCTTCGGCTGCATTTGATTGAAGCAGACCGGTTCAGCAATCCAAATTATATTTCTGGCGATATTATTCCCATTGTTATAGCCAACAATGGCAATCGAATTATAAACGGCATTGAGATTGACGGCGACGGGGCCATAGTAGCTTATCATGTTTGCAGTCATTATCCAAACAGCTTTATAGATTTTAAGCTCTGGGAATGGACCAGGGTTGAAGCCTTTGGAAGTTTAACCGGACAGCCAAACATTTTGCATTTAATGGAGAATGAACGTTGCGAACAATATCGCGGAGTTCCATATTTAGCCCCGGTTATTGAAGCCTTAAAACAAATTACTCGTTATACCGAAGCGGAATTGATGGCGGCGGTAATAACGGCATTCTTCACAGTGTTTATAAAACAAACGCGCCCGACCACAGAAATGCCTTTTGGTGATTCAATACAGCCGGAACAAAAGATTGAAACCGATTCAAACGCTTATGAAATGGGAGCGGGAACCGTTAACATGCTAGGGCTGGGGGAAGAACCGGTATTTGCAGATCCGAAACGTCCGGCAAGCGGCTTTGATGCTTTTGTTACTGTAATGTCGAGGCAAATAGGCGCAGCATTGGAAGTCCCTTATGAATTACTTTCTAAAGCTTTTACCGCTTCTTATTCAGCATCAAGGGCGGCGCTATTGGAAGCATGGAAAGCTTTTAAGATGCGGCGAACCTGGTTTGCTAATGATTTTTGCCAGCCGGTTTATGAATTATGGCTATCTGAAGCCGTGGCCCGTGGGCGAGTAAATGCTCCGGGTTTTTTTGTTGATCCGGCTATCAGAAAAGCATGGTGTCAAGCTGATTGGAACGGCCCGGCTCCGGGTCAGTTAGATCCGGTTAAAGAGGTTCAAGCGGCTACCATGAGAGTCGGCCAAGGGTTTTCTACTCGTGAAAGGGAGACTATTGAACTCACTGGAGGCGACTGGGACAGAAATATTACTCAAATTCAGAGAGAAAATGACCTTCTTTCAAAGGCCGGCATTACAATGAATACTAATGTTCAAACTCAAGAAGGAGGCAAAATCAATGAGCAAACCGATTAGATTTTGGAATTTTACAAACACAGCCAGTGAAGGCGTAGTGCTTAGGCTGGACGGGGATATTATAGACGATGATTGGGCCTGGATTTATGACTGGTTGGGCATGCCAGCGGCATCCCCCAATGCTTTTCGAAGTGAGCTGGCAAAATATGCGGGTAAGAGTATTACCCTTTGGATTGATAGCTATGGCGGCAGTGTTTACGCAGGCGTAGGAATCTATAATGCTTTGATGGAGCATAAAGCAAGCGGTGTAGGTGTTAAAATTACTTCCGTTGGAGATAGTCACATAATGAGCGCGGCGACGTTGCCGTATTTAGCCGGTGATGATAGACTATTAACTCCGGGCGCAGTGTTTATGGTACATAAGCCTCTTGCGGATGCATCCGGATATGCGACAGACCTTAGAAAGACCGCCGACGTTCTTGACACGATTGAAGAGTCTATTATTAATATCTATGCACTTTCGACGGGTATACCCCGCGAAAGGTTAGCGAAATTAATGGCGGGCGAGACATATATGGGTGCAAGTATGGCCATAAAAGAAGGCTTTGCAACGGGTATGAAATATGCTAAAGATGAAGAAAAGTCATCTGATGTTATGAATTTTTCATTTAATCGGCAGATGGTCTTGAATGTTACAAATTCGGCTAATGACTCAGTGAAAAAGTTTTTTGAAATGTTGAAAGAGAAGCAAAAAGCCGAAGGTCAGAACAGTGCAAATCAGACGGACAACCCGCCTGTTGCAAATAAAATCTCGAATGAAGGGAGTACCGATATGGAAATTAAAACGGTTGATGATTTAAAAAAGGCATATCCGGAATTGGTTAATCAAATTGAAACTGCCGCCCGGGACCAGGGAGCCAGTACGGAACGGGATCGAATCAAAAATATCGAGGCTATCTCGAAAAACATTGACCCTACTTTGGTTAATAAATCCAAGTTTGAAACGCCAATTGATGCCAAAGAATTGGCATTTCAAGCTATGCAAGCGAATGCGGCAAAAAGTCAGCAATACCTTGCCGACCATGCAACGGATGTCACCAACAGTAAAACCAATACCGTAACTTCTGCGGCCGGCGAGGGTGAGCATACTTCAACTGAAAACGTTGAAATCCACAATGCCGCACAGAAGATCGCCAAAAACTTCAGAAGTTAAGATTTAAGCCTTTAAAAATGCGGTGGAACTAAAGAATATCATTATTTCAAAACAAAGGGGGAAAGTAAAATGTCCGATCTGACTTATCAAAATTTCTTTACCGGCTCAGAAGCTTGTGAGGTTGTTATGAGAGAAGTCCCGGCCAGTATCAGCTTGGTGCCGGGAGAAATTGTTGACAAAGGCGCAACCGCTGGAGCGATTGCAAAATGTGGCGGAACTGCGGCTAACGCTTATGGTATTGCCTTGGAAGCGGTAACGACCGGAGCTGGTGAGACTTCATTTGTACCGGTTTTAGTAAACGGCCAATTCAATAAGGATAAAGTCGTTTACCCGGCCACCAAAGGATTCGCTGATTATGAAGTCCCCTTACGGAATATCGGCATTTATTTGGTTGATGTAGTTGATACCACTATCTCTCATTAATACAAATTAAGGCCGATATTGTTCAAAATCATTATTTATCAATTAAAAATTTAAGATTAGGAGATGAATCAAAATGAATGACGTGGTATTTGATCCGCGCACTATGCTTGAAGCTGTACGAATCATGAAACCTCGTACTACGTTTTTTCGGACTTTCTTCATGAGAAATGTCCGGCAGTCACCGGTTAAGACTGTACAGGCGGATTTTAAACGCGGTGGCGCATCCTTGGCCCCTATTGTGAATGAGATTGTTGGGGGAAAAACTACCGCTTTGCCGGGTTACACCAGCAATGTATTACCGACTCCGCTTGTGGCTCCGGATAAAGTTTTTACCAGCGCCGATTTGGCCGTAAGACTTCCGGGGGAAAATCCTTATGGTGGAGCAACTTCCCAAGATCGCGATGCTGCTTTGGTAGCTGAAGCCCTCCAAGAAATGGATGGAGAAATCATCCGGCGTGAAGAATGGATGTGCGCCGTGGCGATGGTTACCGGGAAAATCGTCTATAAATCGGAGGATACTAAATACCAGGTTGATTTTAATTTCAAGAATATTGTTACCTTAACTGATAAGTTCTGGGTAGACGCTGACGGCGATCCGCTTGGCGACATCGAGAACTGGCAGAATAACAATATCTTGAAATACGGTTACCAAAAAGGCGATACCCTGGTTGGCGCAGTTGACGCTATCAACGCATTTTTGAATAATGCCAGCGTCAAAGAGATTTTAAAATCGTATCAAAGCCAATCCATCATCAACATGGCTCCGAGAATCATCGCACCGGGTATTACTTTTGTTTGCAGTATCCCGACTTTGGGCATAGATGTCTACAAATATGCCGAGACCTACAAGGATGATGTGACCGGGAACATATTGCCGTATATTCCGAACGGCCAGGTTGTTCTTTTATCATCCGGAGCCAATTACGAGATGGCTTATGGCGCAGTCGATATTGCCGATGAGGAAAGCAATATTATTCGAACCGTCCAGGCCGCTCGTGTCCCCGATAGTTGGGTGGAAAAGCGCCCGACTCGCCGGATTGTAAATCTTTCCTCCAGACCTTTGCCGATTCCCCGCGAAGTTGATAGCTGGGTATCCGCGAAGGTATTGGCATAAGGAGGGAGGAAAATTAATGGTTAGAGTTACAAAAGGGCAAGTAAAAGCACGTGGCATATATTACAACGTCGGCGAGAACATTCCGGGCCTCTCTAAAGAAGATGAGGCCCGATTAATTTCCCTGGAAGTTGCCGAAGAAGTTCAATCGGATGAAAAAGAGACTCCTGATAATGATAAAAAGGGAGCTAAATCAGCGGATAAACCCGACAAGTCGGCAAATAAAGCAGGTAAACCAGCTGATAAATCCGGTAAAGATAAGACAAAAACACCGGAAAGCCCCGAAAACCAGGAGAACTCCAATAACCAAGGCAATTCAGAGAATCAGGAAGGAGCAAATAACTCCGGAAACTCTGAAAATCAAGAAAACGCAGAAGGCGCTGAAACGTCGGACTCTCCGGAATCAATTAATATTGAATTCAAGCCGGAAGATGTAATTGTCGGGAAGTGATTTTCTTTGGCAAAGTTAAAGGATTTTTTTGAATCCGATATGGATACCTTCATAAATTCAGATGAATTCGCGACCGACCATATGGTAAATGGCGTTAAAATGTCGATCATTATTGATAATGACCTTATAAAAGAACGCCAAGCGAAGCTCAAAGATCCGGAAGGTATCTATATCGGAGATATACTTTTTCATGTTGCAAAGTCTGTTTTTGGCGACAAACCGGTGCCCGGTCAAATCATAAACCTGGATGGAGATCCTTACCGGGTGGCCGATGCTCAAGAAGATGAAGGCTTATATACCATTACATTGGCGGCGAATGAATCATGAGTGATCTATTTCGGGTTATCGTTGATGCGACCGAATTCAGAAAAACGGAGCTTAAATTGGGGCCTTACTATAAAAAGGCCCCAACTGCTATTTCTAGAGCGCTTAACCGGACGGCAGAGGCGACCAGGACGCAAGCAATAAAAAGCGTAACCGCAAATTACTATGTTAAAGCTAAAGATGCCCGAGGGACCATAAGAATATACCGGGCCTCACCTTCCAGGTTGGGAGCTATGGTGGTTTCAAGGGATAATAAATTGCCGCTTGATAAATTTAAAGTCACGCCATTAAAGCCCCGGCCAAAAAACCCGCCAATTCTTAAAGTAGCGGTCAAAAAAGGCAGTGTAAAGGAATTAATTCATGCCTTTGTCGCTGATATTAATGGCCCAAAGGTTTTTGAAAGGGTTGATAAAAGCCGTTTACCAATAACCAGGCTTATGGGTCCAGCTATTCCCTCATTGCTTGGTGGGTCCAAAATTCGCCAGCTGGTCGAAAAAGAATCTTATGCAGTATATCAAAAGCGGCTAGATCATGAGATAAAGAGGATTCAGGAGGGGAATTAATGATACCCTTAATGTTACAAGATTTTTTAGTAAGCGAATTTAAAGATCTCTTCGCGGATCTTTATTTAAAAAATGCTGCCGGTGAGTTGTCTTTATTGAATATTTATCCTCAATATTTACCGGCTAAAACCGGGGCGAAAGACACCAAGCATTACCCATATATCCGAGTCATTCTTACTGATGGCGCAGATACTACTGAAACCGATCCTAATTCATGCAAGGTTTTAATTGAAATTGGAGTGAATGATAATAATCCCAATTATCAAGGTTATCGCGATCTATGTAACATTATTCAAAAGATCTACGATCACCTGATGAGAACTAAGATTTTTCAAAATAAATATGAGATTGAATACCCTATTCTATGGGCTCTAAGCGAAGAAGATCTATTTCCGCATTTCATTGGTGGACTGGAGACCAACTGGACCGTTGGAAAGATTACAATGGATGACCCATTAATTTGAAATCAACCGCCTAACCAGGGCGGTTTTTAATATTAAAAAAGGAGATGAAAGAAAGTATGTATGAACATGGCATTAAAGTTTTAGAAAACCCGACTTCGATTATAGCGCCTATTACTGCCGACAGTGCCGTTCAATTTGTTGTCGGTACCGCTCCGGTAAACTTACTTGCCAATCCGGCCGGCGCGGTGAATAAACCCATTCTGGTTAATAGTTTTGTCGAAGCCAAATTAAATATCGGATATTCCAACAGCTTTGATAAATTTACTCTTTGCCAATCCATCGATGCATCCTTTCGGGTCTTTAATGTTGCGCCTTTGGTATTGGTTAACGTGCTTGACCCGGCAGAACATTTTACTCCTGTATTGACTGAACTCAAGGCAATTGTTAACGGCCAGATAACAATTGACGAGGAAGGCATTTTATTAGATGCCAATTTCGTTGTGAAAGATTCCACCGGGACTACTACTTATGTGAAGGATAGGGATTATACCGTTGAATTCACAGATGACGGATATGTTTTATTAAAGGTTTTGAAGGCTCCCGGCACGATTCCGGCTAATGCGACTCAATTATCGTTTTCCTATCATCAATTAGATCCATCAATGGTTACCAAAACCGATATTATCGGCGGATATGATACCGCAACCGGAAAATATACCGGGCTAGAAAACATCGGTCAGGTTTATCCACGACTTGGGATCGTGCCTGGCTTAATGTTATGCCCTGGATGGAGTCAAGATCCGGAAGTTAATGCGGTTATGACTGCCAAGGTTGAAGGTATCAACGGCGTTTTCAAGTGTAATTTTTTGACGGATATCGATTCCAATACCGTTAAGGTTTACACGGACTGCAATACCTGGAAAAACAATAACTCATATACCAATCGACATAACATTGTATGTTGGCCGATGGTCCAGGTAGGCAGTAAAAAGTATTACATGAGCGCTATGATGGCGGCTTTGATTGCCTATACTGACGCTCTTAATGATGGCGTTCCCTATGTATCGCCTTCAAATAAACAATTCCGGATTACTGGGACTTGTTTAAAAGACGGTACGGAGGTTTATCTTGACCAGCAACAAGCCAACTTACTTAATGGGCAAGGTATTACCACGTCTATTAATATCAATGGTTGGCGGTCTTGGGGAAATAATACCGGGGTGTATCCGGGAAGCACCGATATTAAAGATCGGTTTATTCCCGTGCGCCGGATGTTTGACTGGTGGGGAAACACCTTCATTTTGACCTATTTCCAAAAGGTCGATGACCCAATGAATAACCGGTTAATTGAATCAATTGTTGATTCGGAGAATATCAGGGCCAATGGATATAAGGCCCGTTATCAATTGGCGGATGCGCGAATTGAGTTTATTAAGGACCAAAATCCGGTTACTGATTTACTCAACGGCAAGATTCGATTTAATCAGTACTTAACTCCATATCCTCCGGCTGAAACGATTACCGATGTTTTGGAGTTTGATCCCGATGCGTTAAGCGCATCATTAGGAGGTGGCCAATAATGAGCAATCCAATTCCGGAAAAAGTCGTAAATTTTAATGTTTATGCCGAAGGTGAGAAATTGGTAGGCGTTTCCGGTGAGGTGAAATTACCAAGCTTGGAGGCAATTACCGAGAATATTACTGGCGCAGGAATCGCTGGAGAAATTGAAAGCGCCACCCCGGGGCATTTCAAGAGTATGCAGATAGAGATTCCTTTCAGGATTCTTTATGATCCCACATTCAGCCTGGCGGTGCCGAACGGTCAAACAATTACACTTCGCGCTTCACAACAGAGTTTCGATTCGGCAGGCGGAAAAATAAACTTCAGACCGTTGAAGATTGTTTTAAAAGTCATGCCGAAGAATCTGGAACTTGGGACCTTGGGAGTTGGAAAGCCGACCGAAAGCACTAATGCCCTGGAAATCCTGTATATTAAAATTCAGGAAAACAGGAAAACGCTTCTTGAGCTGGATAAGCTCAACTTCGTCTATATTGTGAATGGGGTCGATGTTTTCTCCCAAATCAAAGAACAAATTTAATGGAGGACTGTTATGAGCGAAGAAAAGAAAAAGAATAATCCCTATCTGGTGGTCTTTAAAAAGCCGTATCTCTATGAGGAAAAAGAATATACCGAGGTTGATTTATCCGGGATTGAAGATTTAACGGTTAATGATTTGGCCGATGCGGATAAAAAGTTTATTTCCAGCGGTCAGATCGCCACGGTAAACGAAATGAGCGTTGGTTATGCCGCAATAATCGCGGCTACTGTCACTAAAAAGCCGGTAGAGTTTTTTAATGGATTACCGGCCGGAGAAGGCATTAAAATTAAAAACTTGGTGACAAGTTTTTTCTACGAATAGGCATAAGCCCTGTTTTAAAAAATAATCCCGAGGGAGACGGGCGGAAACTAAGAAAAAGTGCCGTCCGTCTTGCTGTATCTTCTTTCACGAGCATTGAATTCTTCATGAATTTGCCGATAGATGATTTTTTTGAGATTGCCGAGGACATAAAGGAGGCTGGGAGCGGTCATGGCTGATAGAAAAATATATGAAACCCAGTTTCTTCTTGGCGCAAAAGTGCAGAGTTCTGTTGGAACCAGTTTTGGAGCTGTGCAGAAGAATATGAGAGCTATTCAGCAACAGGCCGCAGCTAGTCAAAAGGCGTCCAGCGGTATGGGCAATGCTTTGAAATGGGTTGGTGGAATAGCCGGGACTTATTTAGGGGTAAGTGCAATTTTAAATTATTCCAAAGCATCATCCGAAGCGGCTCAAGGAGAGATCGCTAACACAACCAAATTAACTACAATTATGAGGCAACGGACCAAAGCCACAGATACGCAAATTAAAGCTGTTTTACAACTGGCTGATGCTCAAAAGAATTTGGGAGTTGTTGACGATGATGCTCAAATAGCCGGGGCGCAGCAATTGGCAACATTTATCAATAGAGCCGATTCACTTAAAGTGTTAATGCCTGCCATGAATAATCTTCTTGCTCAACAAAAAGGGGTTAATGCAACTGAAGAAGATGCGGTAAACATCGGTAATATGATGGGAAAAGTATTTACCGGGCAGATTGGGGCGCTTACGCGCGTTGGCATTACGTTTTCCAAAGCACAGGAACAAGTATTAAAATATGGCAATGAACAGCAAAAAGCGGCTATGTTGGCCCAAGTTATCACTGAAAATGTAGGCCAGATGAATGCAGCGTTGGCAAAAACTGATGATGGCAAACTGGCAAAAGCCAATATGGAGCTGGGGGACATCCAGAAGAAGGTTGGATTTAAGATCATCCCTCTCCAGGTGAAAATGGCGGAAGCTTTTCTGAAAATTTCGCCGGCAATTGATAAAATGCTTCCATTGCTTGACTATATACCTCCGGTTATCAATAAGATTGCTGATGCCATAGTTTTTGTCGTTAAAAACTGGGACATGATAGAGCCTATTGTCATTGGTGTAACAACGGCGCTTATTGCGAATAAAGTTGCTACATGGGCGTTAGTTTCCGCTCAGACAAAAGGTATGATAATTAATAAACTAATTTCCGGATGGCAGACGGCTTCAGCTGCTTTGGCCTTGCTTCGTGAAGGCAATTCTCTGGCGGCGGTCGCTCAATTGGTTTTAAATGGAACTATGTGGGCGTGCCCAATAACCTGGATTGTTGCAGGGATTACTGCTTTAGTGGTTGGAGCATACCTTTTGATTAAGAATTGGGACAAGGTAAAGAAATTTTTCTCGGGCCTTTGGACCTGGCTTAAGAAGAACTGGCAAGATGTTTTAATGGCGGTTTTTATGCCATTTATCGGCATACCGATGCTTATTATAAAGAACTGGAGTAAAATTGTAGGCTTTTTTGGTGGCGGGTCTAAAGGTAAAACTCCCAAAAAGACACCTAATCATGCCCGGGGGACCCCCTATTTTGCCGGTGGTTTAACCTGGGCCGGGGAGAATGGCCCGGAATTGGTTAATTTACCTCGCGGAAGTCAGATATTTTCCAATAGTCGGACTAAAGATTTGATGGCCGGGCTGACCGGTCAGGGCGGATCACCTTCAATCGTTTATTCACCGGTTCAAAATTTTTATGGCCCGACTGACAAGGAAGCGGTAATGGAAGCAAACAAAGAATCCTCTGCTGACTTTGAACGGCGAATGAATGCTTATTTTGGGCGGCGGAAGCGACTGCAATTTGCTTAAAGGAAGTGTTTAATTTGGAAGTAGTTGATTTTATCGGCAAAGCAATTTCTTTAATATGCTTAATGTGCTCCGTCAGCTTACTGATTGAATTAATTTCATTTAGGTGGTGATCCCATGGCTTCCTACACCACAAAACAAGGCGATACTTTTGATAGTATCGCCTTTAATGTGCTTGGTAATCGGCGGTATACCAAGGAATTAATGGAGTCAAATCCCAATTATTTAGATATAGTCATATTTTCAGGGGGAATAATCATTAACATTCCCGACGTAACCGAGTCGGCGACAACCACCACAAACTTACCGCCTTGGAGGATTTAAAGTAATGAGATGCGGATATTGCGGGTCTAATGGGCATACCACGGATTACTGCCCTAAGACATGGAACGGGCAAGGAAATCGGGCCAGATTGAGATGTGATTATTGCGGAGCAAGGGATCATAATGCGGATGCATGTCCTAAAACTGCCGGAGGGCCGAATCCAATTAGAATAAGGAGTTAAAATGGATACCAGGCGAGCCACAATTGAACTTAAATATCGAGGAGTTAATATCACAGAAGATGTTGCGCCTGATTTGAAAAATTTCAGGATCACCGATAATGCTTCCGGAACAGCTGATGATGTTGCAATCGAATTAAAGGATGATACGGGGAAATGGATCTCTGACTGGGCTCCACAGAAAGGCGATATCGTTATACCAAAGATACTTACTACTAATTGGCGAGGAGAAAATGACCATCAAAGCCTGGATTGTGGGATTTTTTTAGTTGATGAATTAAGTTATACCGGACGGCCCCGGGTCTTTAATATCGGAGCGGTATCTACTCCATCTAATACTGATTTTATGACTACCGAAAAAAGTAGGACTTGGCAAGGAGCGTCAGTGCAACAAATTGCCAGAAATATTTCTTCCAATGCCAAATTAAGCCTGCTATTTGATTCAAAAGTTAATCCAATTATTGATTTTATCGAACAAAGCAAGGAGCCGGACGTTTCCTTTTTATTTGATGTTTGCAATAAATATGGCCTGGCTATGAAGCTTTATAATCAAAAGATTGTGATATTCAGTGAAAGGGAATATGAGGCAAAAGAAGCGGCTACAACTCTTTATGAAACTGATATGACAAGGTGGGACGCTAAAACTACATTTACGGATACCGGTTATGATGGTTGCAATATCTCCTATACTGATCCTAATTCCGGAGCGACATTGACTTATACTTTCATGGCTCCAGGACGGACTGGCAAAAAGATATTTAAAGTCAATGAAACGGCCACGAATTTAGCGGAAGCGGAGCGGCTTACCAAGGCTAAACTTCGAGAATTAAATAAAAAGGAGTTTGCAATTTCGTTTGATATGGCCGGAAACCTCGGCTTATTTTCCAGCCAAACCTTTTACCTTGATGATTTGGGTATTTTCAAAGGAAAGTATTATATAGACAAAATTACCCGCAGTTTGGGAAATAGTTTTACTTGCAGCTTGGAAGCTCATCATTGTTTGGAGGGTTATTGATGATTAACTTAGGCAATCTTTTGCGTATTGGTACCGTATCATCTATAAATTATCCTGCCGGCAGGGTTCGAGTTTGTTTTACGGACCAGGACAAAATAGTTACAGACGAGCTGCCAATGTTATCTCACGAATATGAGATGCCTAATGTTGGCGAAATGGTATTGTGTCTGTTTCTGGGCAATGGAATCACAAAAGGGTTTTGCTTGGGGAGATATTTTTATAATGCTGATCCTCCGGTAGAGTCCGGCAAGGATATTTATTTTAAGCGGTTCATGAAAGATGCTACTTTGAAATATGACCGGGCAAGCAAAACGCTTACCATAACATCGGCCAACGGAGTTTTTAACGGAAATATTGTAATCAATGGGAATGTAACTATAAACGGTGAATTAACCGTTACTGGTGATGCAACAATAGGCGGAATCAGTTTTTTGAATCATGGTCATCCTTATTCATGGACCGATCCGGGAGGCTCCGGAACGACCGGCCCACCCGTATAAAAATGTATCGAGGTGATCCTTTGTTATGATGCTTGGTAATTTCGGAAGTATTGTCTTTGAAACATCAGATAAACGGATCTTAACTTTTTCCGGTTTAAAAATAGATTCCGCTGCGCGATATGGCTCCCATGAGATTATTGGTAAAAAGCCAAGGACTGAATATGTCGGTCCGGGATTATTAAGTCTGTCATTTACAATTAATCTCAATGGGAAATTGGGAGTTAAGCCGTCTGATGAAATGCAGAAATGGTTAACACTAGCCAAGACCGGCCAGGCTGAATATTTAATGATTAACGATCAGCTTTTGGGAGATGACCGATGGTGTGTAAAATCTGTCAGTGAGGCATGGGATACCATTTTAAACGGCGGGGAACTTTATTCCGGGAAAATTGATGTGACCCTGGAAGAATATATTTCGGAGGTTTAAAAATGAGCGTGATTATTGATAATACGCAGCTTGTAATAAATTTTAATGCCTCTGGGAATGAAGAAATTATTCAAAATGTTAGAACGCTATTCGCTACTCCCATTGGAACGGTCCCCTTTGATCGGGAATTCGGCATTGATGTGAGCTTTTTAGATTTGCCAATTGTTCAGGCAAAAGCAAAATTGGCGATGGAATACGTCAAAAAAATTCGAAAATACGAGCCACGAGCAAAAATCGAGAAGGTTACATTTACTGATGATGCTCTAAATGGCAGTTTAACTCCAAAGGTGGTGTTAGGTCTCAATGGGTGACATACAAAAGCTTTATAATTTACCTGACATAAATTTTGTGGATAAAGACGTTGAAACCATGTTGGCCGAAGCTGTTTCCGGATATGAGGATGCTTATTTTCAACAAAATGGCATACATAAGACATTGGCGGCCGGCGATCCGATTCGGATTTGGATTTATACCCAGACTTTAAAGCTATACACAGCATATCAGCTCATTGATCGGTCTGCGAAATATAACCTATTGAAATATTCCTCTGGTACTTTTTTGGACCATCTTGGCGCAGGAAAAGGAGTAATCAGGCTTGCAGCATCCACTGCGGTGGCTACTCAAAGATTTTTTCTTTCGGCTGCTCAGTTATTTGTAGTACCCATTTCAAAGGGAATTCGTGTTAGCGCAGGCGATAACGTATTTTTTGAAACGGCTGATTATGCTGAAATCCCAGTTGGGGAAACTTATATTGATGTTCCCGTTAATTGTATGTCGATTGGTGCGGTTGGCAATGGGTATCTGGCCGGACAGATTAATATTTTAGTAGACCCAGTTCCCTATATCGCAAGCACTCAGAATATTGATAAAAGCCAGGGCGGGGCAGATATTGAAAGTGATGATTCATTACGGGAAAGAATTTTCTTGAAACCCGAGTCTTTTAGTGTTGCTGGCCCGGAAAATGCTTATATTTATTTCGCCAAGGAGTATTCGCAGGCTATTGATGATGTAAGTCCTACCTCCCCCAGTGATGGCGTGGTTGATATTCGATTCACCTTATTAAATGGAGAAATCCCGGAAGCTTCGATGATTACAGGCTTAAAAGAGTACCTTTCTGCCGATAATAGGAGACCTTTAACGGATAAAGTATTAACTGGGGCGGCGGATCAAGTTAATTATGATATTAACCTGACTTATTATATTAAATCTTCGGATAGCAATATCGCTGCCACCATTCAAACCGCTGTAAATAAAGCTGTTGAAGATTATAAATTATGGCAGAAGGTGAAAATTGGGAGAGATATTGACCCGGGTGAATTGGACCACAGAATTAGGCAAGCGGGAGCGAAAAGATGTGTTATAACCGCTCCGGTATTTACCGCATTGACTAAAATACAACAGGCAAAATTAATCAATGCAACGGTTCAGTATGGGGGCCTTGAAGATGAGTAAAACAATATATGATGTTACTCTCTGTGAACTGCTGCCGGAGAACCTTCGGAGCAATCCGGATATAATCGCAGCCAGCCAAGTAATGGACAAAGAATTTTCACAAATGCTTCAGGCGATTAAAAACTGTATTACTTATGCTGATGTTGATAATGTTCGTTCAGATGTACTTGATTTAATGGCTGTTGAATCTGATATTGATTTTTACGATCAAACCATGCCTATCGAATATAGACGCCAGGCTGTTAAGGAAGCGGATCAAATTCATCAAATTAACGGCACAAAAGCAGCATTGTTGCGGGTTTTTGAACTATTATCAATGCGGGGAGTAATTGAGGAATGGTTTGAATACGGGGACAGTCCATATCGGTTTAGGATTGCAATTTTGGAGATTAGTGACCGGGGACTGACGGCTGAAACTAATTCCTTATTGGATAAACTGATTAATCTCCATAAGAATGTTCGTTCCAAGCTTACCGGGTTAAATATCTATTTAACCGTCCATGGAAAAACTCCCTGTTATGCTGTCGGAGTAATGCTTGGCGAAGAAATTACGGTTTATCCCTGGAATGTTGCGGGTATAGAGAGCGTCGGCAATCGATATACAGGGATCGGATATCAATCAGTTGAAACGGTCGATATTTATCCATTATAAATTATGAGAGGTGGTAACGTCCATGAGTTTTTATACTATTTTAACTGCCATAGGTAAGGCTAAACTTGCAAATGCTCAGGTGCAAGGAACCGCTGTAAATTTAACTCAAATGGCTGTCGGGGATGGAAACGGGGCATATTATGAGCCGACAGAAGCCCAAACAGCACTTGTAAGAGAAAAATGGCGGGGAAATATAAACCGGATTATTACTGATCAGACTAATCCCAACTGGATAGTTATCGAAATGATTATTCCTACCACTGAAGGCGGTTTTACTGTTCGTGAGGCTGGCGTATTCGATGACGCCGGGAATATGATCGCTATCGGAAAATATCCGGAGACCTATAAACCGACTTTGGCCGAAGGTTCAGGGAAAGACCTTTATATCCGGATGATATTAGAAGTTACCAATGTTTCAACAGTTACCTTAAAGATTGATCCTGCTGTTGTATTGGCTTCGAGGTCTTACGTAGATCAGGAAATCGCCATAGAAGATCAAAAGATTATAAGTCATACCAATAATACCGGAATTCATGTTACAAGAAATGTAGACGGTGATTTAGTAGAGGATATAACTGGTAATGCGGCGACTGCAACATTAGCTACTACAGCCCAAAACGCTTTATTATCTAAAAAAAGTCAAGCGGATGAAGTAAAGATGTTAGCGGTTTGGCCTGATCTTGTATTGAAACTTAAAAAAAATTCAATGACTCTTACCGATGACAATACGTGTAATACGCTTTTGTTTTATAATAACTATCTTTACGCCGGAACACAAACTGGCTACCTCATAAGAATTAATATATCAAATATGACTATCGATTCTCGTGTATCCTCAACCATTGGCTTAATAAAGAAAATAATTACCGATGGAACATATCTTTATATTACCAACGGAACTGCTAGTATTGTCAAGTTTAATCCAAATACTATGACCAAGGTTGGTGCTACCTTAACTTTAACAGATCCGAATGAAGATGCCATTACAAGTATGATTACAGATGGTACATATGTTTACGTGGGAAGTAACAGACAACCTGGTAGAATAGTAAAAATTAATCCTAACGGGACTGGAGATTTATCCAGAGTATCACATGTTGCATTTGATACGGGAGAAAACGGATGCTACGATTTAGTATATATGGGAAACAGTTTTGCTTATGCTGTATGTCCTATGGTTAGTAATCCTGCTAAAGTAATAAAAGTAAATCTTTCTACGATGGCTAAAGTTACCACATTTACGGCAGCTGCGGGTGAAAATACGGGTCAAAAGGCCATTTCAGATGGGACCTATTTATATATAGCTATTGGCCCGGATTTAGGATCGGCAACAAAAATCGTTAAACTAAATCCTACAACTATGACGCAGATTGGAACAACTTTAACTCTTGATACTAATGATCAAGGTATTAAAGATTTGAGTTATGATGGAAGATTTTTATATGCGTGTTTTGCTATGACCCCTGGGAGAGTAGTAAAGATCGATCCCAATAACTTTGCAAGAGTAAGTTTATTAAGCATAGACAGTAATATCAAAGCTCTAACGACTGATGGTGCAAACCTTTATTTTGGGACAAGCAATAATCCAGCTAAAATATATCAACGGGATTTATATTCGAGTTTTGAATAATATTAACTTTATTTTCCATTTAATCAATGTTACAATATTTTTGGGAAGAGGGTTTTTCATTTCATCACCTCAATGCTGTAATGAAAATTAAAGCATTTGTCTTTACAAATTCTTTTTACCTCTTCCCATCTATGTAATACGACATAGAAATACTTTTACTAATGCATAAAAGCCGCCGAAATGGCGGTTTTTTATTTTTAAAAAATCAAAAGGCGGTGGTTTGTTTGAACTCGGATTTTGATGTTATTGTTCATTTTTTTAAGCGTCTCGGGGAATTCCCGGCATGGAAAATCATGGCCGGGATTTTTCTTTGGATACTTCATGCACTATTTGGTGAAGCATTCCGGGCGGCATATGGCGCAATTATTACATTGTGTCTATTTGATATGATTACCGGCTATTATCATGCTTGGGCGAATCCAACGATTAAGCCGGAAAGCCGTCGATTATATCATGGACTTGTTAAATGGGCAATCTATGGCATTTTATTAATTATTGGTTACCAATGCAGCCGGATAGAATTCGCGGCATTTATTCAGGGAATTATTGAAAGCTCGATTATCTTTACTGAAGCCTATTCAATTCTGGAAAATATTCAAAAAATAGCTGTTTTGCATGGGGCGGAGATCCCAATTTTAAGCGGAATCATGAAGATAATTCAAGGAAAACTTGATCATCTTGATGGAGGTCCAAGCAATGAATAATGTCAGATTAGCTCAAGAATGGCTTTGTTTATCTGGCTTTAGTGTAATAATTGATGGGATATATGGACCGGCTACAAAACAAGCCTTAATTAATTTTCAAAAGGCCCAACATCTTCCCCCAACTGGAGAATTAACCGATGAGACAATGGGATGTTTATTATCTCCGTTAAAATCGGCCCAACAAATACTTACCCCCGGAGTTGGTGAAAATTCTTTAGGTAAAATGATGGTTGAATATGCCCGATTGCATTTATCACTTCACCCACGAGAAGTCGGAGGACAGAATAAAGGCCCCTGGGTAAGATTATATATGAACGATAAAGAAGGCGCTGAATGGCCTTGGTGTGCGGGCTTTGTTAGTTTTTTACTCCGGCAAGCATGCCAAAGCCTAAATAAACCCCTTCCCTTTACTACTTCTCCATCATGCGCTTTAATGGCCGAAAGCGCAAAAAGTAAGGGGATGTATTTTCCTGGGACTGACATAAAAAATCATAATTCCACAGAATTGAACGGGGCGCTCTTTTTTGTGCGGAAGCCGGGTCAATGGGTTCATACCGGGATCGTCATAGAGGCTCAATCGGATCATTTTGTTGCTATTGAAGGTAACACGAATGATGATGGAAGCCCGGAAGGATATGAAGTAAGTCAGAGAATCCGGGCCTATGATAACAAAGACTTTATATTATTAGGTTAAAAAGGAGGGCTTTTGTATAATGAAAAAAATATTAATTGGGGTCGTAATCGGCGCATTGATTACGACTTTTTTATTTATCCGATTTCAGCCAAAGCCCGGCCCGGGGAAGCCTGTGAAGGTGGTTGAAAATCCGACCAAGGCCGAAGAAAAAAAGGCCGATGTTATTATCCAGGAGCAAAAAACAGGACAATTAACCAGCCGGGTACCGGTGAAACCAATCTCCGCAACCTATCCCTATCCCGGACGATTTACCGGCGCTGAAACCTGTTTTAACTTTGGCGGTCGGGGATAAATTTACGGCGCCAGCAACCGGGGAGGTTAAAACCATTTATTTGGATTTCTCCGGCCAGAAAATAGGTGAAGGGGTTCATCCGCTTACTGGAGAAACCACGGTCATAGTCGGCCAGGAATATTTGGATATATCTACCCAATTTCAGAATTCTACGATAGTGGCTATAGACGTTCCGGATCAACCAAAAAAACTTTGGCATATTGGTCTGGGTGTAGTAACAAATTTCAATGAAGTTGGAATAGGTGGCTACATTCAAAAGGATTTTCAATTCTGGCGGAATTGGGTTGCTTATGGCCGGTATGAGCAGGATTATGATCGACGCCTGAAGATTGGAATGGAAGTCAGTTTTTAAGAATAATTTTAGCCAATTTTACCCTTCGCGGCTATTGGCAGTTACACACTATAAGCTAGTTTAGCTTGGATATGGTAAAATTAGGTAGTATACGCATAATAAACACGTATATTTTTCTTTACATACGCATAGATTAGGCGTATAATATTAAGTGTAAGGAGGGAGCAAAAATGACAGTAAGAGAGATATTAAAAATTTTACACGAAGATGGATGGATGCCGGTCGAAGCGAGAACCAAAGGATCTCATATTCAACTGAAACACCCTACTAAGCCCGGTAAAGTCACAGTGCCAAATCATACAGGCGACATTGCTCCCGGTACACTTAATAGCATACTAAAGCAAGCAGGGTTAAAGTAAAGCTCTGCTTGACCCAAAGAAAGGAGATTGATGATTATGCGTAAACTCACCTATTTAGCTGTATTTGAACCGGCCAAAACAGGGTATAGTGTATATTTTCCTGACATTCCAGGATGTATAAGTTATGGAGAGGATTTTGAAAAAGCGCAAAAGCAGGCTACTGAAGCATTAGAACTGCATATATATGGTATGGAAAAGGACGGAGACGAAATACCTATACCATCTAAAACACCACAGGTAGATCCTGAAACCACCGCCGGATATTTAGTATCTCCCGTAACAATTTTTCCTGATCTTGTAAGGAATGAATTGGATAATAGGGCGGTTAAAACAAATCTTACGATACCGGCATGGTTAAAGGAGATGGCAGAAGCTCAAGGCGTGAATTATTCTAAGGTATTTCAAGCGGCTCTGATGGAATATTTAGGCGTTTCCCAACCACCAAGACCCGATCATGGGCATGAATAATCAAATAAAAGATAAATAAATAAAAAGATAAGCCGAGGATTAATAACCTCGGTTTTTTATTTAATATGCTACTCTAGGTTGCTAAATATCTCCCTACTTTTTCCCCAGCTCATTTATCTTTTCTTCCATGGCTAATAATTCTTTTTTATACCGCTCAACAACCATTTTCGATAAAATCACAGCTAGATTTTTAAATTCATCCGACAATTCGGCGCGGTCAGCCATTGCCGTTAAGGTCTCGATAACCGCTTTTGGTTCATCATCATCAAGAAATTGATTTACAGCGGAAAACATGATGCTTAAAAATTTAAGCTCTCGTTCCGAACATCCTTGAAAATTCGCTTTGTTAAATTCGGCCATTTGATGGAGAGCCGGATCGTTGGTCCGGCCAGTGAGATAGTCAAGGCTGACATGAAAAATATTGGCAAAAATAATTAAATTGTTTACCGGGGGTAATTGATTCCCGCGTTCATATTCTGCAATGCTGGATTGATTAATACTAACATTCTCGGCAAGTTGATATTGGGATAATTTTTTGCTGTTTCGAAGCTCCTGCAATCTACCGCCAACAGTCTTTTTTAACTCAACAATATCCATGATAAACACCTCAATTGTATTTTACTATGGTTCTTCAAGCCTTTCAATAATTAAATAAATTACTTGACATGATTAAAATAATCATTTAAAATGATTATAGGGAATGAATATTAATATTCAAATTTAGGAGGCATGTAAATTATGAAAAACGTAGCAATGAAGGTAGAAGGAGACATTTTGACCCTGACAGTTGACCTCAGTAAGACTTTTGGCCCGAGCGCCAGCGGCAAGACAATGATAATTGCCACCACGGAAGGCAACCAGGCGGTTGAAGGACGGGAATCGGTAAAAGTGGGATTGAACGTTTACACGAAATAAATAACCCACCTGACGATGGCCTGCCGGGACCAGGCCGAAACGCCCTTTGGGGCGTCGCGGGAACCCGTCGGCGTAGGGGGAAAATGCCGCCCCTTTTATATAAATTGCTCCTTGAAAAATTTATATATTTTATAAGCATGTAAGGGCGGCAAAGCCGGTTCCAAGCCTAATAGAGGCAAGGAATAATACTCCACAATTCACAATAAGGAGGGATATCCTATGAAGAAATTTTTCTTGCTGTCAATGTGCTTAATAACGCTTTTATTAATCTATACCGGTTCGGTTTATGCCATAGAAACAAACGGTATACACGGGTATGCCGGATTCCGTTATGAATTGGCAGATGAATTTCCCGGTCAAGTATGGACATTAGACCTTCATTATAGGTTTAATAATTGGCTTGCACTAGGAACGACCGAAAAAACCTTTACCAACGGGTATGAAACATATTTTTCGACGGTACCGGCATTTAGTCCAAATGGCCAACTTTATGAATTTTACATACAGCTCAACCTCGGTGATAGCATTTCCATAAAACTATCCCAATGGTGTAACCATCCGGTTTATAGCGGTTCTTTGAAACGAACTGAAATACCGAGTGGGGTTTACATTGAAGGGATATATGAATTCTAA